GTTACCGTACGGAGATTTTTGCCGGAACTTCCACATACTACAATATTAGTTACTAGCGTTTCTGCTTCTAATCATTGCAAGAATATCTTGCGCTCTGTTAGAACCGTCGCCTTCACTTGCTGGCGCTGCCGCAGGAGCCGCTTCTGCTACTGGTTCAGCCGCTGGTGCTGCCGGAGCCGCCTCAGGTGCTGGAGTTGCAGGTGCTGCCGCTGGTGCAGGAGTTGCAGGTTTGTTAGGATCACCAGTACGTGATGCCATACCTGCTGGCTTAAAGTACTGTCCCCAACGATCCATGTCGTATGCTTCGCCATCGACTGAAGCTTCAAACATTTCTTTCATAACCTTTAGTTCAACTTCACCAGGTTTCTTTGGAAGGAAATCTGACATGTTGTAAAGACCATGCGTTTCGATTGCTGCCTTTTCTGCATCGTCTAAAGCACGTTCTTTACGTGACCAAGATGATGTAGAGTAGTCTGCGTAACCACCTTTAGAAGTTTTCTTAACTCTAAAGTCAACGCCACGCATATAATCTGTTGGCAGTTCTTCAAGCTCTGGATCCATCAATGCACCCTTAATGATCTGGAAGATCTGTGGGCCAATAATAAATCTACGGATTGGGTTTTCCGGCTTGCTATCTTCGTTTAGCGGGTCTTCAGTAACAAACCCTTGGAATACATACGAACGTTTTTTCCAATACTTACGTCCCATATCTTCTAAAGATTTATCTTTAAACCATGGACGAACTTCTGTTAAGATCGGACATGGTGTTCCATCATTATACATTTCCATACATGGAACTTGTACAATTACCTGACGTGAGTCAGTGTCGCCTTTTACTCCAGCGAATGGAAGTTTGATCATTGCACGTTCTGCCCAAAAGAACGTATTCGATTGATCAGCGTCAGGTAAGAAACGAATTACTGCTTCTTTTCCTTCTTGCATATTCCAATGTGGGTAAATTGCGTTGTCGCCGCCTCCAGTGTTATTACCGGATGAGCGATTTTGTTGTTCCGCTAGTTTTGCGCGGATTTCTGCGAGTGATGCCATTTGTGCCTCCTATAGCCTTGTTATATGTTTTCACTTTCATGCCTAAGCATATGTTATATTATATGCAACTTTATTTATCTTGTCAACTGTTATTTTAACTAAATGTGGTTTTATTCAGCCAAAAAGAAAGGAGGCCGAAACCTCCTTGCTTGTGTACCTATGTACTACAGTGCCTTGTGCAATTGAGCAACTAGTTTATCCTTAGTCAGCCTTCTATCTAATTCAATACCGTTTTCTCTGCCTAATTCTTCTAACTTAACTTTTGTCAGTTTACCTAACTCTTTCTTAGTCATCTTCTTAGGTTTTGCTGGGGCCTTTTCTGTCACTTCGTTCTTTAGTACCAAAGGTTCTACCTTGGGAGCTTCAGTTGACGTGAACAGCTTTTTAATCCAGTTAAACATAATCTTCTCCGTTAAAGTATTATTTAATTCTTTTAGTATGCGCCAGCTAAGGTTTTGATTCTTTCGAGTTCTTCGATTTCTTCTGCGCCTTGTTCTTGTGCAGGTGCCATACGCTCTACCATTTTACGAGCAACCATTCCAGCTTCTTCGCCGAACTTTTTGTCTACCATAGTAGCAACACCTTCTGGGCCTTTTGGAAAAGTACCACTGTTTTTATCGTACATGCTTACAATAAATTGTGCTACTTCATTAATGTCATATGACTTACCATCTACTTTGAAAGATTTTTTGCCTGCTTTCTTTGCTTTATCTAATTCACCTGAGAACTTGTTACCTTCACCAAAGTCATTTTGACCAGTGTAGTTACCTTCGTCATCAAAGTCTGTATCAAGCATGTCAATTGCAAACATAGCATCTGCTGAATCATACTTACCGTTTCTAATTGCATCTGCTACTTTTTGTTTTGGCATTTTTAATTTTTCTGCATCGTGATCCATAAAGTCGCCAATAATTTCTTCTGCGCCTAACATAGCATCTTTTACTCTGCCTTCTTGCTGAGTTGCTTCTTGTGGAACATCTACGTCTGCATTTGCAACTTCATCTTCAGCTGCTTCTTTTGCTGCGTCCATTGCTTCTTCGTGTTCTGAGCCTCCTGGCTGTACACAATAAGTAGCAAGGTCATCATCAACTTTAGCATTTCCGTCTGGCTCACACTCACCTCTTAATGATTTAGGATCAATTGTAACTTGGTATCCTTGAACACCTGGTGCACCATCTTCTTGATCTAGATGTGCTGTAAAGTGTAATGTTCCCATTTGTGTTTCGCCATCGTCGCCTGTAAATTCAAATTCAGTTTCACCATCAAACTTATCTGGCATAAAACCTTCTTGTTGTGGTTCTGCTTGATCAGCACTTACTGCTGGCTCATCAACCATATCACCAAAGTCTAATGCTTCTAACTGTTCAGGTGCATGTTCTTCCACCCATGCTTTAACAAGTGGACGAGCATCACTGTTCGGATCTTCCTTTGCCTTCGTTTTAATATCGTTAAACAGTCTGTTGTCTTCGATAATACCTTTTAAACTTTGAATAGCATTTGTACCATCTACGCCTACTGGAAAGTCTTGACTTACTAATTCGTTTAGACTTGCAACTGCCTCTTTAATTTCTTCATCGCTACCTGCTGTAAGTGGTGAGTCCTCACCTAATGCCATAGCCCAATTTTCAAATGATGCAAATGGGTCACTAGCCTCGTCCATGTCATGTATGCCGTTACCGTTATCATCAATCCAATGTCTACCATTCTCATCATGTGAGTCATGTTCACAATCGGTTGTAGGTTTGTGCATTACATCTCCACAATCCTTACAATGATATTTGTCTGATTCAGTTTTTGTCATTTCGACTATGTCGTCATAGCCTACAATTTCATCTTCTTTCATTAGTCTGTATAGTACAGGAAATACTGATGTTAAATCTTCTTTGAAATTTCTTACTGTAAATTGATCTTTGAATTGCTCCATTACATCATCTGGAACTTCCATTGCCTCTGGTGCCTGGAAACTTTCTACATATGATTCGTAGTGAGCCTGTTTAGAAATTTTTGCAATTCTTTCTCTAAGAGCATCAAGTTGGCCTTTGCTACGTTCAACAACTGAATTTGTGTCGGAGTTCATTAAGTCGTTACGTACTACATAGCCTGTGAAACTTTTTAATTGTGCAATCTCTTCACTCATCTTAATAATGCTTTCACCAATTGCATCATATGGAGCACCACCATTTGCAACGTGTCTTTGCATAGCTCTTGCGCCTGCTAAGTGAATAAAAGGATATTTAAATCTTTCGCCTTGACTGTTTTCAACAAACAAAGCAGCAATATTTCTTGATCTATCACCTGGCTTCATTTCTGTATCATCAGCAAGTGTTTTACTGTGCTTAATAATTAATCTTGTGTCTTCCAACTTTTGGAAGGACTGTTTCTTTGTCCCGTATAAGGTGCTCTCATTCATTGTACTCTCTCCGACTGGTTTTACTATTGTGTCATTATCCGCTTGTGGATTTGAATATTGACTTAGGAATGCATAATCTCTTTGGTCTAGATTGTCTTTAGCAATGTCTCTAGTATCAAATGCTAGTAGTCGACGCTTACTAAACTTTCTTAATTCTTTTAAAAATCCATACCAATTATCTTTTTGTGGGTCGTCCATGCCTTCAGTAATACCATTTGAAAAGTATACTTTCATTGAATTCGGTTCAGCAAGGCTAATACTCACATGCCCAATATTCTTGTCTCCTTCGTTATAGTCAAAGTCAAAGAATCTGGCTTCCTCTGGGTTTATAGTAATTGACCCAGCTTCATCTCCTAATTTTAAACCTTTAAATCTACTTCTAATTTTATAGAACAGATCGGTTGCTATGTTGTTAGTTGCGTCCATATAACTATTTATCAAAATCCTGTACTTACGAAGATCGGCATTGGGTACTCATCTTCCGTCATTCTTTCCGTCATTTTGTCATAAATTTTCGGATCCCAATCAGATAATACATTGGCCATACGTACAATTAATAACGTGGCGGCCACTAAATCGTCATGTTCACCTGTTTTTGCACCATAACCAACACCGTGTGCTACGAATGTTTTTAGCTCTGATATAAGCGGTTTACTGTGTATTTTCATCTTATTCTTTTCTAATAAGTTCTTTAATCCGCTACATGCAGTAATCTTTGTTTTGTGTGTAGTATTAAATCCTTTTCTATAGCGTCTAACGTGTCCTTTTCTAATAGGTTCACTTAAAAATAAGCCATTAAAGTTTTCTTCGCCTATATCTTGTATAACAACTAATGCTGCTTCACCAATTGTGTTATTCTCTACACTGTAATATATTGTAGGATTTGCATTACCACCTGCTGCACATTCAGCCTGAATGTACGATAGTATTTCTCTTAATGTTCTTACTTGTTGCTGTACTGGTGTTAGATTGTGTCGCCATTCTCCTACCTGTGTCATACTAGGCATTTCAAATATTTGAATAGCACCATAGTCACCACCTGTACCTAAACTTGGATCCATACTTACTAAGTATGTTGCTTTAGGATTAATTTTCTTGTACCAACGTGTTTGTCCAGTATTCATAATAGGTTCTGAACCTTCTAGTTCTGCTAACTTAACACTATTAATAAGTGTTTCATCAAAGATTAAGAATTCGCAATCAAACTCACGTCTAAAACGTTCATCTCCAATCTTTGCTTTTTCTTCCATTGCCCATGCTTCATCTCTATCTGGGTGTTCAGTCCAAGGAGCAAAGTAAGGGAAGAAACCGTTAGTACCTACTTTTAAGTCATTACCATGATCGTCAAACTTTTTATTTGCTTCTGTCCAAATCATAGCAAATTGATCTTCGTCTGAGTTTGGTGTACTTGTAACGATTGCTTTACCACCTGTTGACAGTGTAGGAGAAAGTGCAGTCCAAAACTCTTTGGCTTTCTCTGGCGGTTGCACAAATGCAAACTCATCACAGTATATTAATGAAAGTGATTTACCACGTCCAGTATCTTCTGTTGTAGTAGTTGCTTGTATTCTACTACCATTATCAAATTCTATTGTGTTTCTGTTATATGTATAGATACCTGCACGAATAAAGTCTGGCAAAGTTTCGTACCCATATCTATATCTATTCATAATATCTTGCGCACCTGTATACTTGTGTGCAGCAATTAATACTTGTGCTTCAGGTGTAAACATAGTATACCATAATAGATAACCAGCAGCACATGTTGTTTTACCCATCTGTCTTGGTAACATAGCAACACAATATCTATTTTCTGCGTATGCTTGTATTAGTTCTCTTTGAAATCCGTATGGTACAAACTTCATTGATCCTTTTGTAGGGTGTTGAATAGTTAAAAAGTTTTCACAGAAATATAGTGGTCCTGTGATAGGATCCATACAAGCCTCTAAGTGCTTAACTTCTTCGAGTGTATATTTTTGTTTTTTATGGGCCTTCTTAATCTGAACGCCATCTAAACTCTTTGCCATACTAGTATTTATAGAAGAAAATAGGCTCCGAAGAGCCTATTTGGATATTGTAAAACGTAGGATTATGCTAATTCTAGTGTAGTTTTTACTGTGCAAGTAGCACCAGTAAAGTCAATCTGTGCAGGAGTTGCACTTGACAAATCACCTAATGCAATAATTTCATCTTCGATTTGTTCAACAAGTGTTTCAGCACCTGCGCCATCATAGTCTAATGAATCATTTGGTTGCTCAACAATAAGTGCAAACTTTTGGTTTGTACCGTATAGTGCGCCACGAATAACAACTGTACAATATTTTTCAACAATACGCATAATGCTTTCAATTGCTAATCCGCTGCCTGTCTGAGCATTTACTGCTGCACCACATGCAACTTCAAATACTGTTAGCGATTTGTTACCGTTATAATGAATGGCTGTCATGTCAGCATATGGTTTTCTGTTTTCAGCAACTTTTACTGAGCTACCTCCGCCAATTGTTGATTGTGTTAAGTCTGCCATTATTTCTCTCCCTTAGCTTCTGCTAAACGTTGTGTAAGTTCAGCGTGAATTTGAGCTCTTAGGTCATCGCCCTCTTTTACTTTTTTCATAGGATTGTCACCGTCAGCTACTTTAGGATGTGTGCCTTTAGGACGGTTCATTCCACCTGCTAATTTGTTTTGCATATAGTCAATGTCTCTGTGATCTTCATCAGGCTCATTAGCATATGCTTCTTCTTTATCTTTTTTGTCGTCATCTTTTTCCATGTCATGATCGTCCATGTCATGGTCACCGTCGTCATCTTTGTCTAAGCCTTTAATCATATCGTGGTCGGCATCATGGTCATCTTTATCCATTCCCATGTCCATA